GTTCAAAGGGAGAACAAAGCATGCAGGGATATTCTTTAATCAATCCTGGCCAAACATCATTGGCAGTGGATACCTGAACACCACAGTCCAAACTCTTGTCGATGATTCGTTCAATTACCTTTGCGTCATCTGGCTCGAGACCAGAAAGGATAGCACGCAGATGTGCAATTGCAGCATTACCAGTAACTTCACGACTGGAAAGATAGTAGAGATTGTCGATAGCCATCTCTAAAGTTGTTTGATGCTCAGAGTCAGTGCCAACAAATTCATAGTCAGGAATCTTGCGCTGATAGAATTGCGTGAATGGACACAGTGCCAAACGCACTACCTCACGCAGTGTTTCATCACCAGCATGTTTACGTAACTGCTCGGTCTTGTAGATGCGAGAGTTGTTCGATGCCAGATCGTTTAAGAATGCATTTATGTTCATTTGATTTTCCTAAATGTTCTTCCCTTCACATAGAATGGAAGTGGCTTACTAAATTTCTTTACTTCTTTCGTTCCTGCTTTGATATAAGCAATCATTGTTCGCTTGTCATCAGACAAAACATATATGTGATTACTTGCCTTTGGCTCATCCCACTTTGTGGTTTCTTGAACGACTATCATTATTTGCTCTCTCTGTGTTCCTGATACTTTTTAGAATTTTGTTTCACAGTTACCCACTCAAGATTACTTGGGTGGTAGTTGTAATGGTCATGGTCGATATGATTAACCTGATACATAGACTCAACAAGTCTCTTAACAGAGTCAGGTGTCGCTTTCCATTCTTCTTTAGTCACACCATCGGGCATGGGAAATTTATTGTATGCCAAACATACCAATTTGTGAACCAGCTGGCTTCTACCCTTTCCATTGGTAGATATGACAACTTTCGGATAGTTATTCTGCGTCTTTGTATTTCCTGGTTTCAATTGCCTTGGTTTTTTACCCTTTGTGCTCCAGATATTACCATCGGGCGCAACGAAATAATCGGACACAACTTCACCATCAATAATGACTGGTTTAAAATCTTTCATGCTGACACCTTATTTGCTTCGAGGGTTTCGTCCCATCGTTGAAGGACAACCTGATGAACCATATCAGCAGGTACACCCAACATCTTTGCGATGTCGATGCATGAAAGCCATGTTTCTGGACCAGTGTGCGCATCCAGTGCTTCGCGAATTTCCATATCCAACTCAGCCATTTTACTCATGATTAAACCTTTGTCAATTGAATATCAAACTTATGCTGTACCATCTTGTGGTCATAGTAACGCACAGTGGTACCAATACCTGCATTCTTTCCCATCAACTCAAGCGCATAAAACAACGCATCGTTCTGAAGAGAAAAGTCACCTACACGACGTTGCTTGATAGCAGTGGTTGTAGTGTAGAAAGAAACACCATTAACAATAGCACGCAATTTCATAATCAACCCTTTCTAGTGGTTTCTTTAAAAACCTTCAAAATTTCAGGACATGCTTCTCTAGGAAGTCCTTCCTGCACCATCAACTCAATAATTGATTTATCAGACAAACCAATATCTACACAATCCAATAACAGCCGATTCAATTCACTCATAATCAATCCTTAATATGCAATGGGATGAACAACTTCGTTCTTACGGAAATAAAAAGTTCTGCCGTACGACAGCAACAGGGCTGTACGTGTTGACTTCTTTTGGTAGTCGTTACCATTCACATGGAACAAACTACCTACACGGATATCAGAAAATTCTCTACTCATGTTTTCTCCAAAAATTAATAGGGCTGGTACACTTCTTTCAGTGCGGACTGAAGTTTCAGTGCTGCGAGACATATTTCAAAACTCTCCCCATTCAGAGAGAGGTCTGCCAGTAGGTCTAAAAATTCCGATAGTGCCACATCGTTTTCGAGCATTTCAGTTCCTTTTCTAATCATCATAATAGTAATTATGCCTGAATATCCAATTTCCGTCAAGCGAAATGTGAAAAACCCTACAAAAAGTAGGGTCATCTGTAAGTTGTTGATTTTAAAGGGAATTTTTACTTGGTAGTTAGGTCATTCACAAAGTCTAGCAGTAAGGTGTGGTGCTTGCCATGGGTGTAGTACTTGTTGATGTACTGCCATGGCTTTTCGTACCAGTACAGTGGTGCTTCAGGATGGCAACCAATCAAACCAATTCTACCTTGGATGATTGCCATTGGATCACCATTGGCGTAGCGAGCAATCGTTTTGAATTTTGTTTCATTACCAACTAACGCACACCCATCGTAAAAGTACATGTGCTCTGGTTGATTGTTCCATGTGACTGAAGCTACAGTTCCGTAGCTTCTTTTAACATCTGCGTTTGGTTGTTTTATATACTGAACAGGATTGACGCTATCAAGTATATCGAAATAACGCTCTCCAGCCCAATAAGCACCCATGCAGATACCAAGATAGTGACCACCGCCTGATATGAATTCGGCGATACGATTCGCTCGCCTTCTAGTGAAGAAATTGGGATAACTGTCACTATCGCCAATCCCACCAGGAAAAGCAATAACATCAAGATTGTCGAAAAAAGTATTATCATCTAGTTCCTCCTCAGAAAAAATTCTTATTTGGTAATCTGAAGATAGAGCATGCACCATTGCATAAGCGCAATCCTCAGAACATTCTGGATGACGCATGAACAATGCTAGGTTTTTCATTTACTTCCAGTACTTGGAGTAGTCTATCCTGTCCCAATACTTTTCGTTGTTTCTGTTCCAAAAGTTTTTGATCAAGTACCATGCCATGCCAAAGTAACCCATCTTTTGAAACCTACGACTGTCTTGACCAAAGTAGTGTTTAACTAATTTAAACTTCTTTGGGTCATACATCTTTGACAAAAAGAAATCTTCACTGGTGCCATACTTTTCGGAAAAGCCACCATACTCTTCAAACTTATCTTTACGAGTAAGCATATACGCACCAACAGCAAATGGAACTTTACGTTTCATAATTTTGTTTATGAAATTAAAAAGCATAAAGCCAAGCTGTGCTATTTTGTTATTGTCATAGCATCTAACGTATAGACCAACCAGATCTAGATTGTTTGATTCTAGTTCATTGACAGAATCTGATATGGTTGCTTCAGAGAAAAATCTAACATCACTATCAATGAATAAGATATATGGAGTTGTTACCAGTTTAGCGCCATTGTTCTTGGCAACAGAAACTGGACCACCCTCGATAACTTCAACATTTAGGTTACCTTTGTTTTCTTCGATAACCTGCCTAGTATTGTCAGTAGAACAATCAGCAATAATGATTCTTGTGTTGCCGATATTTTGTTCCTTTAAATGTTCCAGCAAATACGAGATATAATCTTCTTCGTTTTTGCATGGAACAACAATTGTAATTTTATCCTGTAACAACATCATCTTTTTCCTTAGTCCATGTAATTATTTCCCAACGTCCATCATAGTGCTCGACCAGTGCAGTACAACTTTCTACCCAATCACCATCATTCATATACGTTACGCCATCAATTTCTTTAATCTCTGCATGATGTATATGTCCACATATCACACCATCAAATCCACGTTTCTTACAATACCCAGCAAGATTCTTTTCAAACTGAAACATAAAGTCACTTGCCTTTTTTACTCTATGCTTTAGATATTTAGACAGTGACCAATAACCAAATCCCAGCTTGTGGCGCACCCAGTTAAACCTACTATTCCAATCAAGGACTAAGTCGTATAACTTATCACCAAGAAATGCCAACCATGGAGCAAGGCGAGTAATGCCATCAAATAGATCACCATGGGTCACAAGATATCGTTTGCCATCTGCACCAATATGTTCGGTTTGATTTTGTATTTCAACAAGCCCAAACGAGAAACCATATGGTATCATTGGACGCAGGAATTCGTCATGATTGCCTGCAACGTATACAACCCTAGTGCCACGTTTGGCATGGCCAAGAACCCTGCGTACTACGTTAGTATGGCTTTGTTTCCATCGCCATTTGTTTTGTTGTATCTTCCATGCATCAATAATGTCCCCAACCAAATATAGCGTATCACAACTGTTGTTCTTGAGAAAATTGTTTAACTTATTCGCCTGACAATCACGAGTGCCAAGATGAACATCACTTATGAATATCGTTCTGTATTTCATTGAAGTTCCCTTTAGATTATCTTCCGACATATTTTTTCGGTATTGCTTCTTCTAGACGTTGCTGTTCGTTCATTGGAAACAAACCATTTCCGTATTGTGGATATTTTTGTTGACGATCATACGCCACCCAAATAAACACTCCACCCATAAACATAATTACAAAAATTATTGCAACACCTATTGCAAATTCTTCTCTAAGTTTATTCATTCTTGCTGCACGACGTTTTTCTTGTGCAGCTTGAATTTGCATCTGCTTAGTTATAAGGATTTTTTGTTCCTTACCCATCTTCTTCATCATCTCATTAACTTCAGTCCATAGTGCACCTAGTTCTGGTGGACTTTGGTAAATCATAATCTCTTGCAATTCAGTACCCATCTGTTCTAACTGCTTGCGCATTAGAACACGTTGTAAGGCACGTTTACCCAAACTGGCGTCACCATTATATATTTCAGTTTTGCTACGTTTCTCTTCTTCTTCAAAGATTGCTATACACTTGTAGAAGTTGTCATAGTATGCACCAAGATGTTCACCGATTTCTGCATAGATGTTGGTAGTGTCACCAGACTTTTTATTCAAGTGGACGACACGATTCTTTTCTTCTTGGAATTGTTTTTTAGCTTCGGGTGATGGTACTTTACCCTTTGCTGCGTACGCATCATGGAACTGATGATCCAGATCTTTAAGTACGTCTTTGATGTCCCCAGCTGCACCCTTTATGTCTTTATAAAGTTTACAACCAGCCTTAACTGCAGATACTGCGCCATTGGCTAAAGCAAAGAGTGTTAGAGGATCCATTGTTAGCCACCACCAATTGCTTTGTCTCGCTCTACACGTTCTTTCTTTTCTCTTTCCTGAGCCTGACGTCTTAGTAGCAAATTTCTATCTGCTACCTTTTTTTCATAGATTCTTTTTTCTTCCATTTGCCCATAGATGGCAACACCACCCATTACAAAAGCAAAAAGAAAAATACTAATACCTATGAAATACATAGCAAACATAAACTGATCTGCCATCTTTTTCTTATGTACCAGTTGACGTTCTGCTTCGGCACGTTCTGCTTCGGCACGTTCTTTAAACAACCTAGTGCGCTCTTTGATCATTTGTTCCCAGACTTCAGGTTTCCCCAAATTCCAGACAATCATATTTTTTAGGTCACGTTCGGCTTGACGCAGTGCATCACTGTGCATTGCAATCTGCAACGCTTCTTTACCCAATTCAGCATCAGTTTTACCAAGACGTTGCGCCTTGAATTTTTGTTTTGATGTTTCTCTATGAATCGCATCTGACGATTCAAAAAATTTGCTGAACTGTCCCGCAAGGCTGTTGATGTCCTTCCCAAGTGCTATCGCTTGTTTGATATGACTTACTGCTGATTGAGCTGCGGTAAACGCAAGCCCAATTGTGATGGGATCCACTATTTTCTCCTAAACCAAGGAACTTCTCTTTTTTCCCACACCAAACAAACACTGGGTCTATTTTGAGTTGGATCAGAAGAACCTACCCATCTAACGCAAACATATTCTTCATTCTTTTTTAGTGGATCTTTTGGAGGAGGGATTGCTAAACTATTTGTGAGAAATAATATTCCTAGAAACGAAATATACTTCATTTAGTCGTGCTGCTTGATTGCTCCGATTTTATTTTTGATATTACCTATTCTGTCTTCAAGAATAGCAATATGTTGACGATTTTCAAAAATCGTGTCACGATTCTTTTGAATCTCTTTTTCTAAGTCTTGACGTAATTTTTCACGTGCTAACTCAGCACCACTGTTACTTGCTTGTTTGTTATCTGTTGTAACTACCAAACTTACTTTCTGATTCAAAATCGTTACATCATGTTGGATAGAACCCAATGCGTTGATTAGATATCCAACTGATCCCAGTAACAATGGTAAAATTGCGAATAGTAATTTTTCAATAAATGCGCCTTTTGCGCCTTCTTTGTTTTCTTCTGCCATGGTTTTCTCCTTATAGTATTAGCCAAAATGCTTGTGACATTAATAATGCCCCCAAACTACCTACTGCTAAACTTCCCCAAAACAAGGGCATGCTCACGGCAAGTATTGCTGCGGTCAATAATACTATAGAAATTTGGAGAATACTACCAGCGTATGTGTAGTATGGACTGCGCTGTCTGGCGACTGCACGTTCTTCTTCAAGTTTACGTGCCTTTGCCATTAACTCTTTTTTACCCTCACCAGTTGCTGGGTCGGATTCATAACGATTGATTTTCGCTGTAAGAGCTTCAGTTTTCTTTGGATCTTTTGTGTTATCCAAAGCCATCTCAGCAAGAGTTTGCTTGATGGATTTTGCTTGATAAAAAGCCCATGTGTTATTGGCTTCTATCGTGTTATTGAGGATCTTGCTTGAGTTTGCTCCGCTTAGCAATGTATTAACTGCCA